CGGTCGAGCCATTCGCCCATGTCGGCCGGCACTTCCTCCGGTGCTGCATGCTGCGCCATAATGTACGCAACATTTTCGAAGGTCTCCAGCGATTCGATCGTGAAGCCTTCCCCGGCTTTCAGCCCCTTTGACAGATTCTGAAGGTCTGCAAAGATATCACGCCCGAACTTCAGTCTGTAGATGCGTGGGATAGCTGCAGACGCTCTAAATTTGACCGCCTGCCCATCAATCACAATTTCTTTTGTCACTGCTGCCATCGCTTACTTCTCCTGCGTCGGTACATATACAGTCTTGTACCAGTTTGAGAAGGTCGCCTCGTCTGTCGCGTCTGACGTCTTTGCCTTCACTCTACCGTCGCTGAGCGGGGATGCGGTGATGTTGATCGTCTCAGTCTCCGGCTCCTTGCTGTCCTCTGTCGTGTTGCCGGAAACGGCCGGTCTTGTCGCTGTGCAGTTATACAGTACGTGTCGAATCTGCTTCTGATCACCATCGAACTCAAAAAGAAGAGCGAACCTCTTCGGCTGTACGTTCGCGTTCTCCACAAGCACTTTCTTGGTATCCAGTGTCTCACCGAGCACGTCCGTTCTAAAAGACTCTGGAAGCAACGCAACCTCAAGACTTCCGTCATAGCCGTTATTTGCTGCGGTCATGTAGTAGACCGTTCCGTCTGCGTACCACTTTGTCAGGTCACCCTGTGCGTCCATGGACAGCGACCGTGCGCCTGGAATAGCTACCGGCGTTCCGTAACTGATCGCGCCCTCCTCTGCTTCTGTGATGAGTGCGTAATGCACGTTCTTCACATTAAACTTAACCTTATTCTTCGGCATTTTTTAAACCTCCATTGTATAGCCAGATTCCCACAGCCCGATCGAATTGTAATATTCCTTTTCCTTCGAAAAGCCTATTCCTGCACCACTAAGCACGGCTTCCAGCGTGTCTTCGGCATCTTTATCGTATACGTCTGTGTATAATCTGATCGTAAGCTTTTTGCGCTTAAAATAAGCAATTCCATCTGCAAAGAAATTGACGTCCTCTGTTTCATATTCCAGAAATGGGGGCGTCAGCTCTTCTTTTTTGGAGCTCTCTATAAAGTCTGGGTGATCTGGATCGAAGTAGAACCCCGTCGAAGAAATCAGCTCCCGTATCTGCTCGCTTGTCATCATGACGATTCTATTTCCTTTCTCATATTCTCTTCAAAGATCTTTTCTGTTTCGTCGTCTTTCACGATATGCGGATGCGGTCCGGCCGGATGCGGTCCACCGTGGCCTTTCTCCAGTAAATGGGTGAGCATATACCGACTCTTGTTGTATACCGTCTTCTGGTACCGAACATTGGACTGCTCTGTCACACGTGATGCCCACCCTGCTTTATACTTTCCGGTTTTTACCGGCGAAGCTGATTTCGTTTTCCTTGCGACCTGACTTGCGGTCTTATCGACTGCTGCCGTAACGCTTTCGCGTGTCCGCTTGCTGAAATCGTTCAGAATGTCTGATGCGGTTTTTTCAAGCTCCGCTGCGTTCACTTTAATTCCCATCACATCCTCTGTATTTCACCGTCGCGGACTGAAGTGACAGCAGCCATGCCTGTGGCATCGTATTCCCTCGATAGTCCTTCTGAACTACTTCGTACTGGCTTCCTTCGATCACGAACACATCACCGCGGTCAACATCGGACTGATAGGGTACGAGCACGGTCTTCTGGATCTGTGTGCCTGCAACATACGCGTCCCAGTATCGGCGTTCACCAACGGCCTGATCCGTGAAGTGGATCACCTCCTGCTTCACCCTCTTCAGCCGTCGGTCTGTCACCTCGTAGGACGTGCCCCAGCCATCACAGAACGTAAGAAAATCACTCTTGTGCTTCAGCATACCCCATCACCTCCGCGTACTTGTTCACCTCTGTAAGCATCTTTGCCTCGCGGATGTCCTTATCGAAATCTGTGCTGAATGTTTCCAGCGCCCCGGACTCTGCCCGCAATACGTATTCACAGAGCATGGCTGAATAGTCCGTTCCCGGCTCACAGCTCGCATTGGCATTGCAATACCGTCGGATATATGCAATGCCGTTTGCTGCCTGGTTCTCCAGCCTTCTCTGTGTGGACTCATCGAGCGTGTAGGTGATATGCAGATAGTCTTTAAGCATACGCATGATGCTCTCTGATACATTCAACGCGCTCATTTAGTCCTCCTTAAGCCTGTGCCTTCGTGGTTACGGTGCCCTTCACCTTCACTGAAAGTGCAGGGGCCTCTACACCGGTGATATCCAGCTTTGCGAACGAGTTGTTATCCACAGGAAGGCCGTTTCCGTATACTCTCGTGGTATATACGCGGTTATCCTCCAGGAACTGAGCTGAATCGTCGTACTCAACGACTCCGGATGTGCCGCCGTTGATCGCTGCAAAGTAGTTCTTCGCGATACCGACGACCGCCTCGCCCTCTGAAAGCTGTGCAGACTGTACCACCCTGGTTGGGTAGGTGAGTGAAATGATGCCTGCGGATGTGACGGCATTCTGCGCGCGTCTCACCTTCTTGATGTAATCCTTCGGGTTCACAACAAGAAGGACCTCGTCGATTGTTCTGTAATCACCATTCTCATCCACAGAAAGATCGGCAATCACTGCTGCATAGTCGTCATCGAAGTTTGTGATCTTCTTTGCTGCCTTTGCGGAGTACTTTCCGAGGGATGCGGTTGTCGTGTCCATCTCCATGCCAATGAACTGATCCTTGCCATCGCCCTTCAGGATGGTCTTCTCCAGACCGAACGCGATCACCTCGCCGAGAATAGCGCGGATGTACTGATCAACCCACATCGGTGCAAAGCCGAAGTTAAATCTTACGAAGTCCTTCGGAATCAGGAAATAAGCCGTGTACTTCGCAGATGTTACATCTACCGTCTTCACGCCTCCGGTCACCTCTGTTGCAATTGCAGATGTCACCTTGCCCCATGATCCGAGCTTTGCGGACAGCTGCGTCGCGTTTGCAACGAGCTTCATTGCGCCTGCTGCATCCACAAGGTTGACCGCGTTCAGAAGCTCATGGGCCTTCTTGATGTCCTCAATCACCCGGTCAATGATGGTCACTGGAATTGCTGCGCCGATATTGGTGATCTCCTGCTTAGCGCCGGACTTCACGGCCGAGATGAACTTCTGGTACCACTGATTCTCTTCAGATGTGAGCACTCTCAGTCCTCTGCTCTGAAGCACGTTCATGTCTGAAACGTCCTTGTACTGCTCGAATTCCGCTTCGATCTGGTCGCATACAGATGTCTGCAGCTCCTGCATTGCTGCAGCCGCTGCCTCTGCGTCGTTTGCCTGAAGCGCATCGGAAAGCTTCTGCATGGTTGCCATGTTTGCCTGCTTGATTAAATCCTTGTTAATCATTAACTCTTTACCTCCTAGGTTGTTTATTTAACACTCATGCGCTTCATAGCGGCGATGAGAGTGTTGCCAATGTCTACAGTCGGCGCTGCCGGTGCCACTGTTCTGAGAGACTGCAGCATCTTCGTGGCTTCCTGCTGTGCCTTCAGCTGCTTCTTCAGCTGCTCGCGAAGCTCCTTCACTTCCTTCCCCGGGTCATCCGGATTTCCTTCGCCCGGATCGCCTTCCGGCTTTTCCTCTGCCTTGTAGGTGTCCACAAAATCGCAGAAGCCATATTCTAGGCACTTGTCCGGTGCAAGCACCGTCTCCTTCTCCATCATGGATCGAAGGTCCTCTTCCGTCAGATTCTTTGCACGATTCATGTACAGCTGCACGGAAGCATCCCCCAGCGCGTCAAGCTGATCGGCGAAGTCGCGCAGCTGCTTCGCATTTCCTGCTGCCCTCATCCATGGGAAATGCAGCAGCATGGATGTTCCGAGCCCCATGTGGATCTCGTCGCATGCCATAATAATGTCTGCTGCCACGCTGTACGCATAGCCGTCGACGTATCCGACAATCTTGCATCCCGCCTGTGCCTTCTGCCTTAGCAGGTTGTAGATCGTCACGCCTTCCCCGACTTCTCCACCGTTGCTGTTTATATGCAGCTCGATGCTGTCTGTGTTTGGAATCTCATCGAGTAGGTCACGCATGTGCTTTGCGCTTGTCTCTGACTCGTCATAATCCCATGTATCCCAGTTGAATTTCCCGACGGAACTGATCGTGTCATAGATAAACATCTTGTGCACGGTTGGATCATCGGCCTTTTGCTCAAATCTCCATCTGAGCTTATTCAGGTCACTCATTCAAACCTCCTTCTCCGGCCGGATCTGTTCCGGCGTCTTTGATATCTGCGTAATTCTTCGTCATCCAGTGCTTTCCAGACCACTCTGTCCCAAGTTCTGTATCTCCTGCCTTCCGTCTGATCTCGTCGATCGACCAAATACCGGATGCAAGCATCTTGTCCGCTGACTGAGCTATATCGAAAGCATCGATGTGCTGGATGGCTGATGTGTCGATTTTCTGGTAGGTCCCCTTCAGAACGGCTTCGCCTGAGCGCTTCCGGTTGTTTTCGCGCTCGATCATTTTCGCGATCGGATCGATGGCAAAGGTGATCATGTTCTTCGTGATGTCGCTCGTTCCGGAAACATCGCCCTTCAAAAGGCCAGGCGGCAATAGCATCGCATTTGCAACCTTGCTATAGATCTCATCCGTCAGATCGGTGACGTCCTTGATCTCGCCGCCGTCCATCGTGACGGTGATGGCACAGC